GGGAGGAGCAGAGACAGAAGATCGAACAGAGACTCAGTCCTGAGCAGCTTCGGGTCATCAAGGCCCTAAAGACCAAATTGGGCTACGTCGATCCCTGGAAGGACGGGATTGTCTAGAGATATATAAGGGCGTGAAACACCTCCAATCCTTTTCCCTGTTCGAAGCCCGGAAGACTTCAGATCTGACCCAAAAGCAAAAGACTTTCCTGACCAAATACACGCAAGGGACCTGGTCGGTCAACCCAGAGACAGGGCTAGTGGATGTAAAGGGAAGTTTTGCTTGTGGGGGTAAAAGATTAAAGAGCTTACAGGGCATCTCGTTCGGACATGTCAGTGGGAATTTCTACTGTTCCGTCAACCAGCTGACCTCCCTGGCAGGGGCACCCCAGAAGGTGAGTGGGGATTTCTCCTGTTTCAGAAACCAGCTGACCTCTCTGGTCGGGGCACCTCAGACGGTGGATGGGCATTTTTACTGTGGCGGCAACCGGCTGACGACCCTGGTCGGGGCACCCCAGACGGTGGATGGGGATTTAGACTGTTCCTACAACCAGCTGACGACCCTGGCCGGGGCACCTCAGACGATGGATGGGCATTTCTTCTGTTCCTACAACCAGCTGACGACCCTGGTCGGGGCACCTCAGACGGTGGGTGGGTATTTCTCCTGTTCCAGAAACCAGCTGACCTCCCTGTCAGGGGCACCCCAGAAGGTGGGTGGGAATTTCTCCTGTTCCGGCAACCAGCTGACCTCCCTGGCAGGGGCACCCCAGACGGTGGATGGGTATTTCTCCTGTTCCTACAACCAGCTGACGACCCTGGCCGGGGCACCTCAGACGGTGGGTGGGAATTTCTACTGCGACAATAACCGGCTGACCTCCCTGGTCGGGGCACCACAGACGGTGGGTGGGATTCTCCGGTGCGACTCTTTCACACTCCAAAGTGGGGCATGGAATCCCCTGGGCTGGACCAAGATTCTGGCCACTGGAGATAGCGAAGCCCGGAGCCTGATTGTGACCCTGCCCATGTTCGATGCCGGCTTCTGGCTGCAGAAACTGAAGGGAGACCTGAAGAAAGACGGCCAGGTGCTCCTGCAGCTGGCAGACCTCTGGGATAAGTCAGGCTGGGAGGAGCAGAGACAGGAGATCGAACAGAGACTCAGTCCTGAGCAGCTTCGGGTCATTAAGGCCCTGAAGACCAAATTGGGCTACGTCGATCCCTGGAAGGACGGGATTGTCTAGAGATATAACATAGGTAAAGTATATATAGATAATGAAAGAAAAAATAAGAAGGATTCAAAACTTCAGAGATTTTAGCAACTTGAATAGTTCCTTTAATTTAGATTTAGTTCTGGAAAAAATGGGTCGAAGAAGCCCAGTTGAATTGGCAAATTTACTGGAAAAATCCATCAAAGGTCTAGGAACGGACGAAGAACTGTTGCTGAAAACTTTATTAGAAATTCCTGATTTGAAAACTCTGGGGGAAATTGATGCCATTTTTGCTAAATTTCCAGCCGTTTATTCATATAGAAGTGTTGGATCCCTTATTAATTCCGAGTTAGGTTTTTTTGATCAGAAAATAATCGATGAAATAAAAAAACACACGGATCAATTGAAAGTCACAAATGACTTCTTACAAAAACAAGAAGAATCTCGTTTGAAGGACGAAAAAGTTAGAAGAACCGCGGAAGAAAGCATTAAATTGCACGAGGGTATTAAATATCAAATTTACCGGGACTCTAGAAAAAATCTATCAATTGGAATTGGAATGAATCTAGAAAGATCGGATGCAGATACCAGGTTAAAGGAAATTGGGGCCAATCCAAAATTAATCAGGTCGGGAAAAGAGAAATTGAATGACAGTCAAATTCAGATTCTGTTTAAAAAAGACGTGGATAAAGCTATCGAAGATGCCAAATCTCTGGTTCCTGATTTGGGTCAACAGCCCTTACCGGTACAATGTGTTTTGATAGAAATGGCATTCAACCTCGGAAAGTCGGGCCTGTCCGAATTCAAAAAATTCTTATCTCACATCCAAAACATGAATTACAAATTGGCTTCCCAAGAGATGCTCAATTCAACCTGGGCCAAGCAAGTGGGGAACAGAGCAAAAGAGCTGGCCAAAAGAATTGAAACTTACGAAGTAAAAAAATAAAAAAAAAAATGAAAATACTGAACTTCGGAGAATTTAGGGATCAGATCAGTGAAAATCTGCAATATCACCTCCAAAATGATCTGACTCTAGCCACTAGCGTCTTTAGAATTGGCTCCGAAGCCTGGTACGGGGTAATAGATGAGACTAGACGCCTTTGGGAATCAAATTCGATTGAATTAGACGACGACGACACTTTTTTGATTAGCACCGAACTGGGCCGAAGGGGAATCTTTGAAGGGAAAGAGGTGTGGCTGGATTTACCTCTCCCTGAAGAGGATCTGCACGAGGCAGAATATAAGGGCAGGAAGGTTTCTCTGAACAAACCTTTCAGAACCCCGGGTGCTCCTAGAAAATTTGGGGTTTACACTAAAAACGAGTCTGGTAACGTCGTTCTAGTTAGATTCGGCCAGCCAGGTATGAGAATAAGAAATGACGATCCTCAGAGATCAAAATCTTTTAGAGCAAGACACAATTGTGATAACCCAGGTCCCAAATGGAAAGCCAGATACTGGTCCTGTAACGTGTCAAGATACAGAAAACTACTGGGCATTAAATCTTCAAGTCCATGGTAGAGTCTAGACCTTTTTCAGAAAAACAGATCGAGGAAAGCACCTACGAAAGATTCTTTTCTGCTAAAACAGACAGATCCGAACTTCATTGGCACATTGATCTAGAAGATCGATTGGTGAGGGCTCTCGAAGAAAACGACTGGTTGATTCAGTTGGACAACGATCTACCTCGGGAAATAGGGGAGCACGAATTACTTATTCCCCAAGGCGTGTGGCACAGACTGATTCAGGGAACTTCCGATCTCAGGATCTCGGTCAAGAAACTGAATCGGAATTTGACGTCATTAGAGTCTGAATCCTGATTCTAGCTCTTTCTGAAATAGGGATCGAATTACCGTCCTCGTCTATTCTAACAAATCTGATGTGGGTTCTTAGAATTAATCTCTGCTCACCCGTATAAACATTGTGGGCTCTAGCTTCAACATAGAGAGTGATAGAGGAGTTTCCTATTTGTGATGGCAGCCCGTAAATTTTAAGCAACTGACCTTCTCGAGCTGGTTTTTCAAAGAAGCACTTATCAATGGAGACAGTCACCATTCGGGGAGTGTCGCACAACTGCATGGCGTATCCAGCAGCAGCAGCATCTATCCACTTCAGGAGCTGACCTCCGAACAAATTACCGTGAAATCCTAGATCTGATTTTTTTACTGGGTACATGGAAAGCATTTCCATGCTATGTAAAATCTTATCCTGCATCAAAAAAGGAGCCAGACCAAATTAATCGCGGTAAACTTAGGATCAAAACCAAAAGCCACCTGTAGAACTACAAGGGATGACAAAATAACAATTCTTTTTTTGTTTAAAAATTTTTCTTTTTTAGGTTGCATATTTATATTCTTAGAAAAAATAGAATCGGACGGGACTAATGAACTTGAAGAAATAGTATATGCTAAAAGAGAATCCTCATTCTCTATAGGATTAACAATTTCGCAAGAATCTACCGATTGTGCATTCGCCGAAAACACACAAGTGAACGCCAATAGGAATAAAGTCACTACAATTTTTTTCATAATTTTTTATTTGTTTCTTGCCTGTTCTTGCTGTATTTTTAATTTTTGGGCTGCCGCTCCCCTGAAATTATCCAAATTTCTTTTGATCCTTTGCTGTTCTTGGAGATTTAGGCTAGAAAAAGCTGGCATTTCAACCACAGCCTTCATTTTCTCGTAGGAGATCTCTGGATTTCCGGTTTGGAAGGCGGCCAATGAATATTCATCCAGCAGTCTCCACTGCCAAACTTCAGGTTCCACAAAGAGGATATCTTGGGTGCCTGGATTTTTTAGGGCCATGCTTCCGTAGGTGAAAGATAGAATCCATCTGTTTTGCTCCCTTAATTTTCTCATGCAGTGAAAAACTGCCTCCAACCTTTCGGGCCGGAATTCCCAGGCTTTAGAATAGGCGGTAATAACTTCTTCAATCGGATGCCCCAGTTTTTCTTTGATCCTGCCTATCATGTACATCGAGTAGTAAACCTCTTCAGGCCAGCCTCCGGCGTCAACTCTTTTTTGATACCAGGTCAGAGATTTTTCGTGCTGGGAAGAATCCCGATAACTTTGGGCGAGATAAAACATGTACCGGGTGTTGTTGGGATCTTCCTGCAGAGCCTGAAGTAGAATATCCGCATCTTTGGAATATTTTTCTTCCAATGAAGATGCTCTTTTCAAAGGAGAAATGTTAGCATTGACCAGACACCTATCACCAGGTATTTGAGCTTGAACTAGAGGTGCCTTGCCGGGAAGCTCTAAATACTCGTGGAGAACTCCCCGATAAACCCAATCCTGGTCAGATCTGACTATCTGGGCCCTAAAATACTGCAATGAGTTCAATTTATACTGCAGTTGAAAGCAATCTATATCGGCAGGCAAATCCATGAAAGGATTGGTGCCAGGTTTAAGGTTTGTAAAGGTGTCGTCGGCATCAATGATCCATCTGTAGTCACAAATTCCTTTGGAGAGTTCCAGGCTTTCTGTTCTATTCACCTCGAAATTAACCCAAGGCCTGTGGTGGAGCTCCCCTGGAATTCCTAGATCCTGCATGGTAGTTTCGATCTCTTGAACCGTGTTATCAGAGGAACCTGTGTCACAGATGACCCAATAAGAAATAAAAGGGGCAACGTGTGTAAGACATTTTCTAATGGTGTCCTCCTCGTCTTTGACGATCATAACCAGACAGAGAGAATATGTTTGGCGGGGGTCTTTAGGTTTGATAGAAGAAGATACTTGTGAAGCTGGAAAAATATCAGTTTCTGGCAGAATTTCAGGCATAGAAAATTATTTCTCATTATATTCTAGGAAGAGAAAAAATTTCAGGAATGACGAATAAAAAGTGAGAATTTTTTCTCAAAGAGGTTTACACTCGCTTGATATCTCTAATCTTTTGAAGCATGAGGCCTCTACCTGCATAAAAGGTAAAATCCGCCTCCATCTTCCAATTTCCTTCTTTGGTGTGAGCCATCAACTCTAGATTTTGAACTAGATCCTGCGGTTCAAGTGAAACACACTTCTGGTCGGAAGAAGATTCAAAGTTCATCTTTGCCATTTTATTACCAGTCCAGATAACAGCCCTCAAGTTGCTGATTTGGACATCCAGAATCTTGACCACTTGATGATCTTGAAGAAGTTCTAATTTAAAACAGGGTTTTCTGGAGTTGCCATGAGAGGTCAAAGTCAATAAACTGTGGGATTTACTTGCCAGTAAAGAAGGGATGGAGGGATTGTAAAGAGAAAAGATAGGGTAACAACCGGGATACTTGTGTCTTTTGAATACAATCCGCTGTCCTTTCAGGATATCCTCCAACTGGGAGAGCATATGGTCGACCGAGGTGAAATTCTTGGACTTGAGGTAGACCACGGGATTTCTACTCAAAGAAACCCGATAGGGAGAAATTTCAATCCCCAGAGACAACCACCGTGTTTCTAAAAATTTGGCAATCTCTTCAAGATGATTCCGATCCGAGGTGGATGTTTTAGATTTATGGGTCAGAGAATTCTTAAACTTATCGATGAAATCATCAACCAAGGAAAACTTGTAGGCAGACATAGAAAAAAATTAGAACTGAAAAATTATTCTGAATCAGGGGTCCGGTTTAGTTCTAAGGCCTTCACGATCTTCTTGTAAACGCTCTCGCTACCTTTGGCGGCATTATATTTTTTCAGTTTTCTGTTTTTTGTGTAGAGATCAATCAGGGGTGCAGTTTTTTCTTCATAGTCTCTGAATCTTTTAGCCACCACCTCTGGATCTTTGTCGTCCTTCCGGTCTTCTCTTTCCGCCCTGGCAGTAATTCTGCCTTTGGCCGTTTCTTCGTCTATATCCAGATAGATGGTGTGGCTCAGGCCCAAGCCCATTTTTCCGAGCAAAGAATCTAACAGAGAGGCTTGTTTAACGGTCCGGGGGAATCCGTCAATAATGATCCCATCATCAGGATCAATTTTCTTCAGTTCCCTCCGGATCATCTTTACAACTGTCTGATCGTCGATGAAATCACCCCGTTCAACTTTTTTCTTGATCTCCGGGTTTTTTGATTTCCTGAGCAATTCTCCGGTTGAAATGTGGTGGAAGCCTTGCCTATCTGCCAGTTTTTCGGAAAAAGTTCCTTTACCTGATCCCGGAGGTCCCATCACAACTAGAATTTTTCCTTGAGAATCCGGCAATTCTCTTTCTATTAAAAAATCTGAGAAATTCTTAACTAAATCCATGTGCTATATATCCAAACATAACTCGTTAAGATTCACAGGCAACACACTGAAGATCGTTTAAATTTAATTTTTTTCTGGAAAAAGCCTGGGCAGAGTTCATAGAATGCTGGTAGTACAAAGTTTTAATCCCGAGCTTCCAGGCATCGATCAGAAGTCTGTTCACGTCTTTGGTTGGCATTTCAGGAGAAATCATCAGATTGAGAGATTGAGCTTGATCGATGTAATCCTGTCTCACAGCCGCCTGGTTGATAATGGCCGCCTGGTTGATCTCGGAGAAAGTTCTGAACACTTCTTTCTGATGGTCAGTCAACCAATCGAAATGCTGGACAGATCCATCGTGCTTTTTGATGCTGTCCCAGATGTATTTGGTGTCTTTATCCAGTTCAACTAGCAATTTTCTCAAAACCGGATTCTTGATTGAGACCTTGATCTTGGCGACATCCTTAACAAAACAATTGGACCAAATTGGTTCGATAGACTGAGAAACCTGGCCTAGAATAAAGGCAGAAGATGTGGTGGGAGCAATGGCATTCAGAGTCACATTTCTCCGGCCGTATCCAACGAGCATTTCGGGTTCTCCGAAGATGGTGGCTAGCTGCCTAGAAGCAGCATAGGATTCATCTTTGATGTATTTGAAAACCTCCACGTTCAACTGGGCACTCTCTTTGCAGTCAAAGGGCAGAGATTTGGATTGAAGCAAGGAATGCCAGCCCAATACACCTAGACCCAGAGCTCTCTGTCTTTTGGCAAAATTGTAGGCTCTAGACAAATAAAAGAATGCTCTTTGTCCTTCCACTGTGCCGTCCTGCCTCAGATTATCTATTTTGGTCAGAAATTCCGTTACCACGGCATCCAAGAAATAGACCATGGTTTGAACTGCATCTGTGCCTTTCCATTCGTCGTAATGAAGTAAATTCATCGAGGACAGAACACAAACAAAAGATTCGTCATCAGAATTGTGCAAGGCAATCTCAGAACAAAGATTAGAATTGGAAATTTTAAGATCTTTATCCCGATAAACATCCGGTGACTTGGAGTTCATGGTATCGCTAAACATGATGTAGGGATAACCTATCTCCCCTCTTCTCTGAATGACTTTAGCCCACACCGCTCTTTTTTCCTGATCTCCCAAGGTCATCTTGGTCATGAAGTCGTCAGAGACCGTCACGGCGTGGGTCAAATCCTGAATGGGAAATCCCTCGGTTCCGATGTCTAAAAACTCCAGAATGTCCGGATGGTCGATGGGCAGATAAGGTGAAAATCTGCCTCTTCTGGTCGAGCCCTGGGAGATGTTGTCCACCACACTCTGAAAAAGGTTCATGAAGTGGACTGCCCCTGGGGCGTGGCCGTTATCACTGACCGTGGCTCCTCGACCTCTGATGTTGCCAAAATAACCTGAAGTTCCTCCTCCCATCTTGCTCATTTCACCTACTTCTCCTTGGGTATACAGGATAGACTCGATATTGTCCATTAGATGAGAACCAAAGCAAGAAACGGGGAGACCTCTTTTTTTCCCAAAATTAGCCCAAACTGGAGAGGAAAGGGAGTACCATCCTCTGCCCATATAATCAAAGAATTTGTCGGAAAATCCGGGCATGCCCAGCAATTTTTCTGCATGATCGGCAATGACTTTTACCCGGACCCCGGGATCTTCATGCTCGGCTAAATAGCCCCTTTTGAGAAAAGTCATGGATTCCCAATTGATCCAGTCGAAAGGTTTTCTGTCCCCTGTCATAAATAATTATTTTTTTTAGAATAAGTCGTTAACGGTAATTGATTTAGATTTTTTGCTGTAATTAATGGATCTTTTATTGAAGAAGTCGGTGTGCTTAGTGGTCAAAATTTCATCATTCAGCCACTCTGTTTTTTCTAGCAGATTCTCTTTGACCTCAAAGATATTTTGAATGCCTATGGCGTTCAGAGAAAGATTAAACCGATGTTTGATAAACTCAACAGTTTCGACCGCGCTTAAAAAATCGAGATCTCCTGCTTCGAAAATCCATTCTACAATTTCAAGCTCTGCTTCATAGGCTTCAAAGGTGGCATCAATGAGGTCCTCAACCAGGTCCTGAGTCCACCAAGAAGGATTCTCTTTTTTAATCAAATTCACCAGATCAAAACCAAATTCTGCGTGGATGTTTTCTTCTTTCGAGGTTGCCTCTACGGCATTGCTAATTCCTTTCAACATGTTCTTGTGTTTATTGAAAGAAAGAATAACCAGAAACTGGGAGAAGAGAGAGACATTTTCAACAAACATCGAAAAAAGGACAATGGATTCAAAATAGTCTCTGTTGTCGACAGATTTTGAATTTGAGATAGATTTCTCCAAATATTTAATTCTTTTTCTGATGGCGGGTACTTCGAGCAAATTCTCAAATTCGGAGTTTAAGCCGAGAACCTGAATGAGATTGGAATAGGCATCGGCGTGTCTCACCTCAGATTCGGCAAAGGTTGCACCGACACTCCCAATCTCCGGTTTTGGCATTCTCTTGTATAGATCACCCCAAAAAGTTTTAACTGCAATCTCGATCTGGGAAATGGCCAGCATCGCCCTCTGCACGGCCGACCTCTCTGGTTCTGACAGGTAAACCTTAAAATCCTGAATATCCGAAGTGAAATTGAATTCTGTGTGAACCCAATAGGAATGCCTGATCGCATCTACGTATTCCACTAACTCTGGGTACTCGTAAGGTTTAAGATTGATGCGTTTTGAGAAAAGGTTTGGTTGGTGCTTTGCCCTGTAGATGATGTACTCCTTGGCAACCTCATTCAGATTGTTGTCCATCAGTTTGTTCTCCACCATATCATGAACCTCATCTACGTGAGGAACCCTGTTCTTGTCACCTCTAAAGAGGCTTTTTTTGGTCAATCTTGCAATTCTGGCCGCCATTTCAGGATCCACTGTATTAACGCTCCGCATTGCCTTGACGACCGCCTGTTCTATTTTCTGGGTTTCGAAAGGAACTTTGTCCCCACTTCTCTTAATGACGAAGTGACTTTCGCTGGGAAGAATTTCTTCTGAATTGTGCATGGTGGTTATTTTTTTGGTTTTCTCCACAGATAGGTCTCCCTAGAGTGAAGTGGATGGTTGTTTTTTTTAATAATTATTGGCCTGCCTCTCGATGTTGTGTCTGTTCTTGGCCACGTAATAATTGGTGATGGATTCCGGAGTTAAACCCAGGGCAATAGCCTCATTCATCATAAAATGGAGTTTATCTATCCATTCGTACCTTAATTCTTTCAGTTCATCTTCGGTCAAATCAGCCAGAGATCTGGACATTGCTTCCGCGTGTTTGGACTTCCAGGGTTTCCAGCAGGCTGGGTAGGTGTGAATTCCAGTCAAGGCGTTTTGTAATTCCCGATCCTCGTCTCTAATGGCTTCTTCATTCCAGTCGATAAACTCTTTTAACTTCTTGATCGAAGATTGAATCTCCTCAAAATTGTACCCGTAGACTTCTTCCTGGATTGATTTTTGGAGGTTAAAAATTAGAGCTAGAGCGTCTTCCCCCTGGTCTCTTAATTCCTGATAATTGTTGTTGATCTCTAAATGGGCACAAGTCTGAAAATTGAGGTTTGTCATTATTTAAAAGTTTTTTAGGTCTGTTTGAATGAGTAGACTATATATCTAAATAGTCCCCTGCGGTCTGAAATTTTCTACGTTAAGTTTTTTAATTGTTTCTCTATTTTGTCAATTTCAATCTGCAATTGCAACATTTTATCTTTGGTCGATCTTCTCTGGGCATAGAGATCTTTAATGATCGATTTCAGAATGGGCTCCTCGTCGTCACCTCCAAAGAACGAACCTGAAGAGGTTTTGGTCCAGGAGTCCTGGGAGTGAGATATGTTCTTACCCTTGAAAACTTCTGGGGACAGACCCCACTGAACTATTGTGTTCGGATATAGGGAAGCAAAGTCGTAACAGGCAACCCATTCGTGCAGACCCTGGATGGGTTCTTTGACATAGCCACCCGTGAATTTGATGTGGTTTTCTTCTTTGCGGAGATTTACAAAAACTTGCTTCCGAGCCAAGAATTTTCGGAGCATAATGACTTCCGTAGACCAAACAGGGGATAAAGCCCTGCCGATCTCGACCCCGTTGAGACAGGCAATCTTAAAATAAGTCAGGAGAGTGCCCAATTTTTTATCGATGTAATGGACCAGGGCACAGTCAATGGCGTTGTAAAGAATAAACTTTTTGAAATCTGATTGGTACAAGGTTCGGAGAGAGCCATCATAGTGAATTTTCTTGAGACCCGTTGCCTTTTCTGCCACATAATCCAGTCGATTACTTTCTTTGATTTTGATAACCCTATCCCATTTTTTGTAGATTTCCAGATAGTCGACCATCTGCAAGTGAACCGGAATTTGGTTCTGACCGATGAGATATTTAGAGGGTGACATGATCTTGGGATCGATGCCCAGCCTTTTGGCTCGATTAAGCAAATAGGGCCAGTCGTAACCAAACCAGTTCCAGCCGGTGATCAGAGACATTTTGGCTCCAATGTCTTTGAAAAAAGTGTACATCATATCATACTCGGACTCGAATTTCATGTATCTGAAAGACCATTCATCACCCATCTTGCCGAGGTAGGTGTTCACTTCTTCATGAATCTGTGCCTGTGCCTCGGGGGTTAACTCATCCAAACCCAACACAATCAGTTTACATCTGTCAGTGGCAATACCGATCGACAAGACCCTATTTTTGGCACTTGAGGTGTCCAAAGAATCACCTAGCTCATCAGTCATCTCGACCTCAATGTCCACGAAATATTTTTTCGGGGTTTGAGATTCCCAAAGAGGTGCAGTTAGATCCCGATCACTCTCTTCTAACAGTTGAACTATTCGGTATTTGTCGTACTTTTGATTTTTGACTTTCTTGATGGGCTTGCCGTCCCAATTTTTCCAAACAGTGTCTCTGGCCCTATCGCTAGCTGAACAAATTTCCCACACGAATCTTTCTTCCTCAGGAATTTCAATGTTGACAAATTCAACATTCCCCTCCTTTGAAAAAGTAGAGACCGTTAAACCAGTCCCTTTATTTTCTATATCAATGATCATAATTACGAAGTCAATTTTTGTCTTCTCCAGTTGGATATATACACATATGACCCCCCGTATTAAAAGTTTCAAAAAATTTTTATCCGAAAGCTGGAGCGCCTTCGCTCCAGGGAGTGTGGTAGTGCCAGGTGATTGGTATAAAGACAACGTTAACTCCAGAAATTATCGTCCAGCCTACACTCAGATGCCCCAGGTAGTTGACGATCTCTACAACACAACTGACTTGTATTCGTATCTAGACGAGTTAGCAGAGGAAGAAGAATTTCAAAAAATGCTTTCAAAAGACCACAAAGATTCTAAGAAAGTGCTAAAGTACGTAAAACAGAGAATTCATGAGACTCTATCTGGCAAGGCCAAAACGGAAAGTAAATAGAGAGTTATAAGCCATATCTGGCTTTTGTGGCATTGTAAACTTGTGTAATTTCAGCTGAGCTAAGAGCTCTATTGTAAATCAAGGTCATACCAACCTGTTGATTTAGATATGACGCATACTGTGAATTGTATGAAATTGTGATCGGCAATGTGTTGTTTACATCTCCGCTAAATGTTCCTAAAGTTGTAACTGTGGTGTTGTTGATTTGATTCCAATTGGTTCCACTTCTTTGGACACCAATTAATTTATATCCACTCCAGCCGTTCAAACCACCATTTGGACTTGTTCTTCCTTCCAGTCTTGCCGTAGAACTGCTGATAATAAAATACAAATCCTGAGGACTTCCCGCCCATACAATAGACCATCCCGCCACGTTACCGTCGAATCTGCTTCCCTTTCTAATTATAGTTTTAGCGGAACCAGGATAAGAAGGTATTCCACCCACCCACATAAGAATTGTAAAACCTCCGGTTCCAAAATTCAAACTTGTCGCGTCCGCTATTTCCACGTAGTCATTGATCCCATCGAATGTGATTATTCCTCCTTCATTCGAAGAATAAGTTGGAGAGTTAACTAAAGTGCCATTAAATCCATTCCCACTCAGATCGTACCAGGTTGTTCCAGTCGTGGGATAAGAAGGGGTAAATCCCGCATCTAGATTTAGTACCAAACCGGAAGTAACTATCGGCTCGTATTCTCGGTTAACGATCAGAATGTCGTTCTGAGGAGCAGCCCAGCTCAATACGTCGCTGGCTGAACTAAAAGTATTTCTGAACACAACGCCAGACACAGTCACTAAATCATTACCGCTTGATGCAGTGTAAATAACAGGGGGTGAGGCAGAAGCCCCCGCTGTGGCAGGATTACCCAGATAAATCGTGTAACCACCGGAAGCCGGAAGGATACCGTTCCAATACCCACCCTGTGATGTTTCATAATAGGAAACAGTATCCGAAGGGCCTAATAAAAAATTGCTTTTTTGGAGAGAGACAGAAGACAAAGCGCCATATCCGCCCAATAATTGGGCTATGGTAGGCTCGGTTCCATCTACAATATCGACTCTAGGGTAACACCAATATTGTCTAGGTAAGTTGCTCTCTGCATAGTATAGATAAGTTCTGTGTCTAGCCTGGGTAGATTCTGTTCGCCAGACGAAATCTAGAGAAATACCAGCATATCTACCCAAGCCAATAGTATATCTGCCAGATTCTGGTTTGTTAGCTCCAGTCCCCGATCCAGATGGCCAAACGTGTCCAACCACTAAAATCCAGGTGCTGTTAGGCATCTCGGCTGTAGTTGGCGGATCAGACGACGTCCAAAAATAGGGGTTAGTGTTGTTTGTTCCGGTGGAACGACTTAAAACTCCATTAGTAGAACCAAATCCATTTGTTCCAAAATAGAACCGACCCTCCACATACACTGTCCTTTTTACCCACACAGAAAAACGATAGAGCTTAGTGTGATCTATAGAAAAATTTGTCGTGTTCCAACCTCCGTCATCATTTCCACCTCCGTCGGGTAGTGACAACCACAAAACCGTTTCGTTGCCCCAAGGGTCCAGACCGTTTACCAGTAGATTCTCTGCTGCCCCGCCATTTCTGGAGAAACCAGTAGCTGAGCTATTCCCAGCTACCCAAGTTGTGTAGTTGAGTAAATTTTTGGTGTCCCTGGTAACTATCTGGGATTTAATGACATTGCCCACCTCTTATATATCCAACCGAACCTCCTCTAAAAACTTGGCCAATTTTTTATCGGTCACCTCTAGATCTCTCATTTTTTGGATGAAAATTTTCCAGGAGTCGTGGGCATATCTGCCCACACCTGGCAGTTCTGAAACTTGATGAAACCCCTCTAGCCATTTGTGGCTCATCTGAATAATTCTTTGGGCTTTGACCCGAGAAAAGCCGGTGCTTTTGATCAACTGAATCAGCTGATCAACATCACAATTTACGGCAGTGTCAGGATCGGGCACGAAAGAAAAAACGTCAGGGAGCACTTTTCGGACTTGCTGGTTTGAGGTCTGGTTAAGAAGAATGCAGCAGACCAGCATTCTCCAGGGTTCTTCTACATAATCTTCTTGAATAAGTCTTTCTCTCATAGAGCAAACATACAAAAAACCCGGCTTAGTTCAGCCGGGCTTGCCTAAAAAGGAACTTCTGAAGGCTATAAAATTTCAATTTTTTTAGTCAGAGACTCTTTTCTTTTGGGGATTCTAAGGTGGAGAATTCCGTCCTGAAGTTTTGCCTCCGTCTTTTGACCTTGAACAGAGTTTGGAAGTTTGAACTTTTTAGAAATTTCAGATGACCAGGGATTGGTGTCAGATTTTGCCTGCAGGGTCAGAATATTGTCGCTGACCTCTGCCAGGATTTCGCTCTGTTTATAACCTGGCATTTTGAATTGGGCTTCGAAGGCATCCTCTTGTTCTGAAACTTTATAGTCCAGATTTTCGACGATCTTAAGATCGTTGCCGAGGATTCTCTCCATCATTTCCAAGGGGTGGTAATAGTACATAGTTTTCATAGTGATTTTTTTTAATCACTGCTAATCAATCTTTGTACCAAAAAGAAATTTACGAGGATAATCGAAATTTTGTCACCCTTTCCCAGGTTTTTTAAGACAATTTGTCGTTATTTGCCTTGAAATTTTTTCATGATCTGGATAAAGTCACTGAAGGATTGAATCGGGTTGGACGTTCTTCCAGTTTTTTTCTTTTTCGTGGATTGGGCGGCTGGAGTTCCAACTTTCAGACTGGGAAATTTATCGCCTGAGCCCTGTTTGGCAGGATCGTAAAAATTTTGGTTCGTACCAGGTCCTTCAGGAGGGGTGACCGCTCCCATGCCAGGAGTAGCGTTCAAGGTGGCAAAGGCACCCTCACTTTCACTTAGATCGTAGTCGGGATAGCCAGAATCTTGAACAAACTTTTCGGCTTGCCATGTTTCTGCACAGTATTCATTTTCGTGCATCCAATCGGCCAGTCTCTCTAGAATGCTGTCTGAACCAGAACATTCTGATTCGAAAAAAGGCATCTCGTCAGAGAGATCTTCTAGACACACAACTGCGTAACCTTGAGTCGAATTGCCTGTTGGAAAATAGGTGTTTTTCATGGGTTTATGCTAATATTTCTGAGACGTCTTTGGCGAAAATCCTGACAGTTCGATTTGGATCTTCGATGGCAATATAGCCGATGACCATCCCATTGACATCTTTAATGGGAGATTGGATTGATAAAATTTTACCACTCGTGTGTCTGACCTTCTTGCCCACATAGGGGTCGTCGCTAGACTGAATCTCTTGTCTTTCGGTCAGAATTTGATTCAAATTTTGATTGTTGCCGCATCCACAGGACATAAAAAAGAGTTTAAATTTTTAGTATATATCTCAAAAACTATCTAAAGTTTCCTCTCATTTCTTTCCTTTTTAAATAATAATACAGGTAATTAAGGGCTCTGAGATAGTCGGCCGGTTTAGTAAAAGGCCCCGGAAATTTTTTGATTTCATTTCCAAATCCCTCGGGAATTGTGTCGTCAACTTTCGGATTGTATCTTCTAACAATGCCTGTGGGATGGATTGTATAGAAGATTTTCTCCTCACCTGGCTCTAAAGATTCCTGATCAGGACGAAAAAATTTAAGGGTGTTGTTGAGACCCTGTTGAAGAGAATGCTGCTCAACAAAGCCCAGATCCAGAATTTTTTGATAAATGTCAGATTTCCTGATGCCTCCAAGAGAAAGACTCCTACGGGTATCGGTTAGATATTCTTCCCGAGGATCGTAGTCTTCATATTCGAGCAGGAATCTCATGCTATTTTTTCTTCTTCTTGCTCTTGATGTAATCTCTGTAGTCAACCAAATTAGACATTGTTTTTTTAGTTTTGGTTGCTTCTGGGTTCAGATGCGGAATGATAGGTTTAATGCCTCCCCCGGGGCTGATACCAGGAGAAAAGCTGGGAACCTTCTTGGATCCAATCAAAGGAGAAGTAGCACCCGCCACTGGAATTCCTTTTTCTGAGATTTCATCCTCGTTTACTTCTTCTTCTTTTACATAATGAGGGAGTTTTTTAGATTTAGTGGAGGCAAATTTTTCCAACTCCTTGTTGGTCATTTCTCCGTCTGCTATTTCCTTAATGGCTTTTCTGTATCTAGGATCTATATCCTTCAACTTCAGTTGTCCTGTTCTTAAGGCCCAAGCCTGACCCATGAAAGATTGCTGTGCTCTTGAAACTGCTGGCATTTGTTTTTTTGTTTTTTTGTTATTCGGGAGGTCCCGCGGTGATCTTATTTTCTAAATTTATTCGGAAAAAGCATCCTCCACTCGTGGCCTTTAGGCACCTGGGAAGTTTTGACTCCGAAGATTTTTTCTTCTGGACAAGGATCTTCTCCGTTGATGGTGAAGCCGTTGTTACAAGCCCAGGTTTCTAAACTGCGATTGATGTTTTGTCCGACTGACCAGGGAAATCTCATGCCTCTAGGATTGTCGATGCTTTCTATTCTTGAACCTTGAAGAGTCAGAGTGATCTTTGCCCGATTCCGGGTGGATTCTAATTCTACTGTTCTCCCCCTGGACCAAGATTCATAAACAGTGATGTGTTTCATAGTCGTTTGCTAACCCTCTATTTTTTTTAGTTTGATGTAGTAGTTTGGATCCTCGTAGAGATGATCCATGGCAATTTCCCTGGCCTGCTGTGGTCTTTGGGTGTGTTCCATCTCGACAAAAACTCCGTCCACTAGCTGTTGAGTTAAATGATCTAGAATTTCTGATAAAGATGAAGAATTTTTACCGGAGTGTTTAAGAGCTATATCTAAAATTGTCAGTTTATCCGATTTGCCTCCTTTCAAAAACTCTAAATTCGTCGCACCTTCTTTAAGATACAGTCCCTTCATTTTTTTCTTGATCTGAGCAGCTGTCATCGGTTTGCTGTTCAAATTCCAGTTGGCGGCAGGATTAATGATTTTAGAGGATTTCTTTTTCCACTCTGGAAATGTCCACAACCACTTATTGTAGGCTTTTCCCACTATCTCAAACCCTTTATCCCCCGGCTGAATAGCAATTGGAGACTGGGGAGGAATATAAGAACCCGTTTCAGCCTCGTGGGTCATCTCCGGATCTCGATTTAATTTTTGATCGGATTCGTTGAGATATTTTCGAGACTGAAATGGGTTTTGACGTGTCATGATCTATTGATTCTTTTTTAGCCTATCACGGCTTCTATTTTTGATTTGGTGATCTGAGTGGTTTCAAAAAAACCGGATATTCCAGAGAGGTGTGAAGCAACTTTGTGCTCCACCTCGAGCACAGACTCTGCCTCTACTAAGAATTCGGATTTAATCATAACAGGATCTCCATTTTTTTTGTTATCACCTGACTCAAATTGTACTTTTGCAATGTAGTAAGACATAAGATTTTTTTTCAATTTTTAGCAGATCGAATGGGCTTTGTTTCTGTTATATTCCAAGTTTCTCTCTAGTTTTAGGTCCCACTATTCCATCATCCACCAAACCTTTTTTCCTTTGAAATTCCTTAACAGCCTGTTCAGTTTTAGGACCAAAATTAGTTCTTTGGGTTCCTAAATTTGTCATGCCCAATGCATCCTGGAGTTTACCGACCTCCTCAGACTTCATTCCTCTTTTTAAGACTTCTTTTCCTCCGCTGCCTGCTGACTGGACGGATCCAGATCCTCCCGAGTCCTTTCCTTCTGAGTCTTCTTTTTTAACTTCACTAAATCCCAAGGCACCCAATAGAACTTGTTTTTGATCGGAGCTTAAACTGGAAGCCCATTTTTTCAAATCTTCCTTTGTTTTGATTGACGAAGGAAATTTTATATCTTTTACTTCTTCTTCTTCTTTATATTTTTGATCTTTTTCTCCTTTATTATCTTCTTCTGAAGTTAAAAGTTTTCTGAATTCTTCTATTTGTTTAACGATTGTTTCGGCCCAAACTTCTTTTGATGATTTGCCAAGGTCAACATTTTCCAATTCTTGCTGACCCCCTTTAGATTTTTGAGAGGACTTGAAATTGATTTTTGCTCCTTTTGCATTTAGATCCGTGACCAATTTTCCCATCATTTCTTGGGAAACTTCCACTGCCTTGTCTTTGAAAGTCGTAGAAAAAGCCAAGCCAAAAAGTTCCAATAAGTTCGATAATTGTTCGGACACAACTTCATTGTATCCTGAGAATTCCTCATCCGATAAAGCCTTACCCACCATTTCTATCAATTGGTCATAGGTAGTTTCTTCTCTTAAGGAGGTCATACTTTTAACAATCCCCCTTTCTACTGCATTCATTTCTTTCCAGATTTGGGGCCAAACCTGGAGCCAAAATTCTTTAGGCTCGATTTTAGTTTCTTCAATAATAGGCTTACCATCAAATTTGACAGACGGAATAAAGTACTTAGACACTATAGGAAAAATCTTATTGAGTGACCTTTCGATTAGAGCCTTAATAGCCACTTTATATTTGGAATCGATGTTGTCTAGGGTTTCAGTTTTGACTTCTTCGATCCAGGTATTCATAACATTGTTTGCTATCCCGTATGGTTCAACACTTTGACCGTTAATGTCGATTTTTTGCTCCATAGGTAATTCTTTGCCCTTAATTTGATAAAAGGGCGTACTCAAACGTTTTTGGCTTTCTTCTTGATCACCCAGGACTGGAGAATCCCCTCCTCTTTTTTTTCCGATTTTATCGAGTTTTTTTTCTAATCTTTCTTCCCTTCTTTGCAGTCTCCTCTCCTTTCGACTCATTTCTTCTTCTAAAATATAATCAGAGAATTTAATAATAGAGTTCATAGAATTTTTTTTTTGTATATATCCAAATGATGTACCACAAAAAAGCAGTCCGAAGACTGCTTTCTAAAATAAAGAAGAAAATTCTAAGCTGCCTTGGATTTTTGATCTTGTATATCAATTCTGATCTGCTGGGCAAGTTTTTTCAGTTCTTGCATTGCAACTCTTACCCGAGTACCAGCGGCTTTATTTCCTTTTTCAGTGAATTTCTGGAATTCAGGTTCAATTTGAGAGATGAGATTTTTAATTTCTTGAAAAGCTTCCATAATAGATAATTTTTATTTATTATAGAATAGTATAAGAAAAAGTTTCATCAAAACTAGCGATTCAAGACGTAAACTCCTTTTCTAGATCCGGGTTGCAAATGCCATTCATCACCTAGGATCGAAATTAACATAGATCTAGCGTACTCCTCGTAGTTATTCAGAACTAGATTTTGATTCATCTCATCCACTATTCTGATTGTTTTTGGGTTTTTCTCCAAGTAATTCAAAAGACATTTGCCAATCTGCTTGTAGAGCCTCGCCAATTCTCCTCCCTTAAGTTTAAATTTATTGGAGTTAGCTTCGGGTAAATTCTTGGTGTTCTCAATTGCAATGTCTTCGATCACCTCGGGCTCGATCTGGTTGAGATTAATGACGGCATAAGAATTTTTTGGACCCTCCATATTTTCAAATCTGGAGTATTTGCCAATCAAAAAAACATAACCTTGCTGGTCTCCTTTTTCTTTGTCTATCTGGAAAAAATAGTAACATAGATCCCCGTCTTTCTTAAAGAGAAAGGGCAAGGTTCCAAACCCATCGGCTTCATTTAGCTGGGTAATGAATTGAGAATAAGGAAGAATAACTTTCACTGTGGATTGTTTTATGTTATATATCTCTAGAATTTTGTTTTATTCTTTCAAAGCGGACTTCAAAATCTCGTAATTGTTTAAAACAGCTTTAGGTAACATTTTTTTGGCAGCTGTAAAATTGCCTTCCTTCAATTTTGTCCTCACCTCTGTGGCAGACATGGATCTTTTACTGACGTGAAGAGCGAAATCAGAAGGTAATTTATCGTGCAGCTCTGTTTTTTTAATGTACTCAAACTGTTTACCGTAATCATCCGCCCTGTCTTCTCCAGATCCCACCAGATGAGGGATGTAGCCCTCTTCGACCAATCTATTAACAACTGAACCCAATAGACCCAATTTGACAATCTTGTAACCGGCAAAGTCTTCTGGATAAGCTTCCATCAAGGAATCCATGTACTGCTTGATAATCTCTTCATTAAATGGGGAATTTTTATTTCTGTTGTGACCTGGATAAACGACCACAACAAAAACAGGAAAATCGTTTTTTTTCTTCATCTCTTGGGCCATCTTCAAATGTCCCAGATGGAAAGGTTGGAATCGTCCGAGCATCACATTGATGTTTTTCTCCTCCTTTTTCCCCGTAGATTTTTCTTCTGCTTCTTCAACCGTGTTTTCTTCCCGTTGCTCTAGGTATTCTTCGTGTTTTTGATCGATGGTCTCTAACTTGGAAATGAATTCGTCGAAGGAAAAGAGAGGATTTTCTTCCTCTTCATTGTCATCAAGTTCTTCTCTGAGATAATCTACGGAAGGAGAATTTATTTTCTTGAATTCGAGGAAGCTCGTAAAATCTTGTTTTTCTTGCTCGTTGATTTTTTTCTTGGCCACATAATTTTTGATTTTCTGAACTAGTAGATTGAATTGTTCTAAAGTACCGGCTTTTACCAGTCCCGAAGCTCGAGTCTTGATTTTTCTGAATGAATTGAGCATCAACTTGAACAAGGACTCAAAGGCCGGGTCTTCTTCGACCCATTTTAGAACTCTCCTGTCCGAAATGAGTTGTTTGTTCAATCTGAATTCTTCTTTCTTCAGATAATCAGGTTCATCAAAATCAGTGCCTTTATACTTCTCCGAGTACTGACTCAGAAACTTGGCAAACACGTCCGACATATAGGAGATGTATCTTTCCTCCTCAGAATCCCCTTCTGTTTCGAAAGATTTTACCCCCTTTTGGAGAATGTAGTTCATAACGTCCAAAAGGGTCAGACCCAGAAAATCACTGGGTTTTCTTTCCATCTGTTGTTGGGTCTTTTCCTTGGCCAACTCCGTGAAGATGGGATCAACCATCTTGGCTAAAACTGTTTCGCTTTCTCTATCCGGATGACCAAACCTAAACACGATTCCCTCCACATCTTTATCCAGGTTATCGTTCAGAGCAGTTTTCTCTAAAGCTGGGTTAAGGACCGAGATGATAAACCTCACGAAACTTTGAGTGGAAAATTTTCGGGTTAGCTCTTTGAAGGGGGTAGACAAAAATTCCATCAAGGCAACTTTTTGATCGGGCTGAAGCAGGCCCTGAAAAATAATAGGACTTCTTTCCACTCCCAAAAGATCAGCCCATTCGTCCAGCTTTTCTTTCTTTTGAAGGGTTCTGGCGACTTTGCCTCCCGGCGCCATTTGATGAATGTAAGAAAGAATCAGATTATTTTTGGGCACCCGATCATAGACTATTTCAACTGGCTGGGTGTTGGCGAAATACTCTAGGCCAAATCTCCAGCCTCTGGGGATTCTCTCTATAATGTGAGGGGGAAGACTCGTGATATAAGAAATAGGTTTCTCATAGTATTTCATCAAAGTACGGTCAACTAGGGTAATTGGATTCCTTTGATCCCGCCGATAAAATTTGAAATTCCCAGTCTCTTGATCCCTCTCGAAACTAAAGGCAGAACCATCCATCTTTTCATTGATGGTAACAAATTCCCTGAAAAGAGAATTGATAAAATTTTCTCCTTTTTTGTGGTAAAGATCGTATAGATGATTAATGCCAGACATGGTATGAATTATTTATGGGGAGGAAAACTTGTTGGAAAATTTGGAAAAAAAGATAAAGGACCGTATTCTTGAAGTTCAAAATCAACATATCCTCTGGACTCCAAAAAAAGAAGACTATTGAGAATTTTGCCAATAATTAATTTAGATTTATCATGTAATGGTGAGTTCCAGGTCATTAAGAGCAAGGGAACATAAACGGATAAAGGAGGAGGAGAAAAACCAAAATTGATCAAATCGTAGACTGATTTTTCCATCGTGTAGATAATTTCATCTCCAATCTGAACTTCGTAATCTCCGGTTGAATTGGCCATGACAGAACCATTTAAACCCAGCACTGTCCTAAACAAAATGACTTCGGGGTGTTTAAAGATGGATTCTATTCCATCTCCTTCCAGCAAGAAATCCAAAGTGGTGTAGAAAAGATTAGGGAAAACGTTCATTACTAACCAGTTTTTTTATTTCCCAAGGAATGTCGTGATTGGTTCTCTCTAAGTATCTGACAAAATCTTCCACTATAGATTGTAGTTTATCGGCATGGATAAAAGTCGGTTTTTTTATTAAAGACCAGACATCCTCGAAGGTCTTAACATCACTCGGTCTAACACCAGAACCAAAAAGTAGATCTAGCATCTTTTGAGGATCCCTGGTGACTAGAAAGGTGCTATCTTCTAAAATTTTAGGTCGGGAGAGTCTTTTTGTTGCTCCCCGATAGGTCTTACGATTCTTATAAACGCCATCTCCTAGTTTGAGAACATACCCAGTATAATCCATGATTTGCCCTTCTTTATCAACGGAATCTACATCCTTCAAGGCCGAAAGAATGGCCTGGAAAAGCCAATTCCTGTGGGCAGATTTATACTTGGATTCTTTTTTTCTCTGGTCCGGGGAGTAAAAAATAAATTTAGCCCAATCCATATCCGCAATTGGAATCAGATCAAGTTGAACCGTGCCGTTCTTGATGTTCCCCTCAATGGGCCATTCAACGCTGACTATGTTGATCCCTTTAAACATTTTGATCTCCGGTTTGTAACCCAAAATGTCGGGGAGTTGGTCCTTCAGTTTCTCGGTCATTACATCCAACACCTTGGATTCAGGAACACCCCATTTTTGGGCCAGGAAGGGTTTAGAAACTCCCAAATCCACGTCCCCGGAAGTGTCATCTGGACTTTCTTTTTTTCCAATGCTGCCAATGAGCAAAAAGTCCCTGTTTAATTTTCCATCGCCCAGCAAGGGAAAAAGGGCTTCCCCTAAGTGGGTCAAAGTTTTGGCCACTTCATCCTCTCGGATCTTTCTAGAACTGCCAATAGCAGCCCCTCCTTCATTTAATTCCATATATTGTGTGTAGGTATAAATCATGCTCAAATATCGTAAAATCTTCTGGCCCCTTTAATGTAACTTGAATACACCCTGCCTTCTTCAGAGCTGGGAGAATCTAGATCAAAATCATCTCCAAATGTTCTTCTGCCACTATCGTAGGCTCTACTATAGAAATCCTCATAGTCTTCTCTTGTGTTTCTGCCACTTTTTGTAATGGTTTCACCCCATTTTTCTAGCATATCTTTCTTTTGTCTCTTAAGACTCTCCAGAGAATCCCCACCTCTAAAAGGCATTTTAAAAACATCAACAATAGATTTAGCCACCTTCTGAACAAGGGACAGGCCCATTCGGACCAATCTTAGCGGAGCTCCACTCGGATCTTCTGCCATAGCTTGAAATCTTGCTCTGGCTCCCGAATCTGAAAATTCACCAATTCCCGTTTCCGATTCTTTTCTTGAATATCGATCCTCTATCCTTCTCTCTATTTCTTCGAACTTACTCCAATCGTCCTCTTTATCAAAATTGGATCTAAACCTGCTTCTTTCTCTGTTTATTGCCTCAGAAAACATGGAAAAGTTTTTTAATCTGGGAGTCATAAATCTGATTTTTTGATTTATATATCCCAACTTGTTCACAATTTAACCTTGAAGACTTTGTATTTGAATTTCTCTTTCTTATAAATTTGCATTCGAACGTCCCCGTGTTTCATCAGGTAGTTAAGGTATTTAGGAGTAGAAAAGTCATCCACAAAATCGATTACGTTCACTTTCTCCTTGCCCTCCATTTTTCTCATACCCCTGCCCAGACTTTGCTTGATCAAAACCTCGCTTTTGTATGATTCAACCAAGAAAATGTTATGAAGATTGTTGATCGAAATTCCAGTTGAAAATGTACCAAAGGTTGCTACCAGAATCTTATTTTCTCCGTCCTTCATTCTCTCTTTGTATTCCTCCCTTAATTTTTCATCAGTGTCTCCATCCACGTAGAAAACCTCTTTCGTACTATCTATTTCTCTCAGTCTATTCCAGATTTGCTTTCCGTATTCATCCTTTACGGACTGAAAAAGCACCAGGGAGTTCTTGGATGTTTTCGAAATAAAATCAACGATATATGAAATTCTTTTTTCACTCTCTATCACCAATTTTCTTTCGATGTTGTAGATGTCGTTGCCCTCTAAATTCTGGGCAGAGAATTTCAACTGGGCAAGTTTATCCTTGATCTCCTGATCTAGCCAATCGAGGATCACAACCTTAATAGAAACAGGGGTGGCGTGGTCGTTCCGAAAAAGAAAATCAGGAGAGATCTCGACCAACACGGGGCCCAGATACTGCTGGATGGTCAGGTGATCGGCAGAAGACCGATTGGTCAAGGTTCCGGTTAGACCAAATCTCCACCCCGTGTGCATGCATTTGGATAGAATTTTTTTGATGGAAACTGAATTGGAATGGTGACACTCGTCCACAAAAACAGCATCCACGTCCTCGAAAAATTCCTTTTCCTGCTTGACCAGAGATTGAAAGGTGCCAATGATCAGATCGCAGCCTTCTCTCATTTTACTGCCTCCTCCTATCTGTTGGATCTTAACCCCCAATTCATCGATCCCGTAGTCAATGAAATCGTCATTGCCCTGAAACACAAGGTTAGTACTAGGAACTACAATTAAAAACTTTTTTATCATGCCCCTCTGCTTGAGAAAGGCAAAAATCATGAAGGCAATCAGTGTCTTACCCGAAGAGGTTGCTATCTCCGACACAGAATACCTAAATTTAACAATCTTCCAGGCTGCCTCAATCTGGTAGTCCCTGGGTTTCATCTCCTTATTGGCAAAAAATTCATTGACCCAAGAGGTAAATTCCTCCAGTGTCAGGTCTGAAAAAATAAGGTCCTCCAGTCCCTCAATCTCCACCTCGTAACCGTATTCTTTTCCTAATTTATGAATCTCCATCCAAAGACCCGTTGGAACTTTCCACACCGGTCCTCTTTTATCGACGAAACTGATGGAACCATCCCACAGTTTTTTCTTTACCAAGGGATGAAAGAACCAATTGTTTACCTTTCGGGTCAGAGAAATCTCAACCTGCTTTTTTTCGACTTCAGGGGTCAAAGAATTCAGTAACAACCATTGTTTATCATCTGACACTAAAAATTTTAACATGTCTTTTCCTTATTTGATTGTATTACCCCTGAGGTAATCTTCCAAGGCTATTCTTTGACGGATCCCATATAGCATATGGTCTACAGTTTGAACTGTTTGATCAATATATTTTCTATGGCCCTCAACTAGTTCAATTTTCTGATTAATCTCGGCCACCTCACCCTCTATCATTGTTTTTAAATCATTAGAACCATACCGAACATCTTTGTTCTCCTGGTAATCCTTCATTTTTCTAGCCCTCTCCTGTCTTTCTTTGGAGGACAGTTTGGTAACGATGGTTGCTAACTTAAAGCCATATTCAATCAGGATTTGTCGAGTAGTAAAAAGATCGATCTGGGCTTCCGCCACGGTATGAATGTTTTTAAGACTGAACGAAATCCCCTGAATTTTTTCTCTCCAATCGGCTCTTTCCTCTTCGAATAGTTTGACAAAATCTTTTTCTGACGACATAGTGTTAAAATAAGCCTCCTTTGCTCTTTTTATTTTTTCCTAGCTCTACCATCTGGCAGCGATTTACTTTTTTGACAGGTTTTGGCATTTGAAAGTTTTCTTCAATGTTTTCTAAATTGTCCAGATCTTGAACCTCGTGCAAGGTACAAGGAAATTTTAGTTTGGGAGGTGATTTTGGTTTCTCCTCTGGTGTGTAGTTGATGAACATTAAGTTGTAACGAACGAAACTAGATCTAGTACCTCGGAGGTAAAGTATCCATCGAATCTTTTTATTTTAATTGATTTTTCTCTCAAATAATTAACTAGATCATTCAAATCCCATTTTCTATTTTCAGGTATAGAATTTTCTTCCAGAAATTTTTTCCAGTTAAAAACAGAATGTCCTTGCGTCAGAAGCTCCGATGTTTTCCTTCTGCCTGCATCATCCCAGTCATACCAATATCGGACATCATCAAACTCGAAAGGAAATTTGTTTTCTACGGAGCAAAGGGCAACTGAATTCTTCCAAAGCCAGGCATCCATTGGCCCCTCGAAGATGGTGATGGTGTGGTCAAAAGAAACCTGAAAGAGGTTGAACACATGGGAAACTGGATCTATCTTTGTGCATTGTTTCAAGAACTCGACATCTCTAACCCCTAAAAGCTTTTCCCAAATGCCGGACAACTTGTAAGTGTAATATTTAGATCCCCCCTTTTGCAGGGACATGTTTCTCAATTGGAGACCCACCACCTCATTATGATTGGTCAAATTAAATAGAAATAATCTCTCCTGTTTAGGGTCCCAGGCAAATCTGTGATCTGTAGGCTGATTCCTACGGCGTAAATATGATTCGACTTGAGAACCTTCTACTTCCACTAGAGAAAGTCTTTTCATCAATTCCTTTCGGGAAATGACATATTTCTTGAAATCAAGATTGAAAAGCAGAGAAAAATCAAAAGAACCATATAAAGTTTTTCTTTTTTCTTTATTTTCTCTAATGATATCTAGAATATCTTTTTTTTCTTCTTGAGTCAAATCTGAGGCCACTCCAAAATCGCGAAAAAAAGCGTACCCATCTTTGAAAACCCCACATCCTCCGTTGTAACATTTGTAGGCAAAAGTGTTGGTGTAAAAATTGCCTCTTTTCTTTCTGGCATCGTCACTATCACCACAATAGGGACAAGAAAAATTTAATCTATTACCGGCTTGAAAAATTTTCTGTTTTCCACCTTCACCCGGAAAGGCATTATGGAGTGAATGTCCAATCAGAGATTTAATTCTTTCTAGTTCCATAGATCCTGTAAATTAAAAAAAGAGGAGAACCTCCCCAGGTTCTCCTCTTACCCCAACACATTAAAAATTAAAGATCTGCGTAAAGATCATCCAAAGTGGAAGCAGAGACAGGTGAAGATGGTCTCTTGATTCCTGCTTTAGTCTTTTCTTCGGGTTCTGGACTTTTGCCCACCGAGGTTGAAGAAGCTTCTTCAAAAATGTCGTTCGTCGTAGGCTGGTAAACAGGGGAAGCTGTAGGGACCGAATATCCACCTCCAGAACTTTTAGAATCTGATTTGTTAACACCAGCCAAGATTTCGTTGACTAACCTTCCATCGGGTACTGTGTTTTTAATGACATTCATTACCCTTTGAGTTGTGTCCTCGTCCCACTCTCTATAATCGAAGGCGGTAAGATTCTTAGGACCTGTTTCCAGGTATTCAAGGATCACCCTCATATCTTCCGGTGTTTTCTTCATTTTTCTGCCATTGATTTCAATAGGACATTTATCACCTACAAAAGAACAAAGATCGTAGTTGTTCCACTCCCCAACTTTTCTAGAGTGAACAGAGAAGAGTTTACCTCCAAACAGATCAAATGGATTACAGGGTTCTCCGTATTCGGGTTTTAATTGGGCCTCCAGAGTTTCATTTAATTTTTTGCCAAATTTGAAGATCATGATTTTACCTTCAAGATCTGGATTGTTCTTGTCCTGAACAACTTGAATCAAGGAATAGTAATCTTCCTTTCGACTGAACCCTTTGGCCAATTCCTGATCGGCTGCAGAATGTGAATTCTTGAGCTTCCAGAAAATATCTTTTAAGATGGATTTTTTACCCACCGTTGATGGACAGTCAACTGAAAATCCCTCGCCAGTTTTTGGATCGGTCAAATACACATAATATTTGTGGATCTTGGATTTGGCAGGATCTGCCTGATTGGGTAAAAATCTGATGAGAGATTTGTAGACTCCATCTTTACCTGATTCTGGGTAAGGCTTGTAGAATTCAAGGTCCTTGCCCTCTTTTTCCTTAGATTTCGTAATAAAATTGTCCAAATCTAAATTAAAAATGTCTAAATTTTCCATAATTTCTTTAATTTTTTTAAGTTTGATCTTTTAATGGAGAGAATAATAAAAAGTTTCACCCCTTTTTATATATCCTTTGAAAATTTTTTTTCTGATGACATGAGGTATAGACAGATCCAGGTGGCATCGATTAGATCATCGAGAGGCTTTTGAACTACCTTACTGGATGAGATCCAAGTGGAAGCTCCTGCTCTCAATGTATCTAAGAAATTGTTCAGACCAGTCTCAAGATCTCTTTTTTCTAACAGGGCATGATAGAGCTCGTCTTTTTTACAGTTTCCCTTATAGGCATATTTTTTAATGGCAGTAGGAGAATAAACATAAAAGTTGTCGAAGCCAGTCCTCGTGATTATTCTTTCTCTGAGTAGGGCCGTAGCCATAGAAATATCAATTAACGAATTTCCGTTAGAGGCAAAGCTCAAACCCTCCATCGCAATCACTAGTTCATCTTCAGGCTCTAACTGAGAAATAAGATGATGCCACAGGGTGTCTACAATTTGGATGTAGTTCTGCATCTTTGCTCTTTCTTTTTCCGGATAAGAATCAGGAAATGACAATTTATTCAAAAAAAGCAAATGCACATCAGGCATTTGCTCTAAGACAGAATAGGGTTTGATTGCGGATTTAATAAGAGATTGCTGGGTTCTATCTGATCTAGTAATAGACAGCCAACTGTAGTTGCCATTTTTATACAAACAATAGGCAGGGGAATTAAGAGAAAAATCTATCCCAACGTAAATTGGATTGGACACCTAAACAGATTTAAAGGTTTGCTGGGACTGCTTCCCCAACTTTACCCGTGTAATTATAAACTTTCACCAAATTATCGTAGCATTTTTTCATCTGCTCATCAGTAAGACAATCCACTATATCATTTAAGACCCTTTGATCGTTACCCGAGGCGGCAACTAGAAGATTTTTCATATGCTGCTTCAGGTCACTTTCCCCGTACATCGGCTGACCGTATTTCATTTCATTTACTCTGGCTAGTTCTGAGAATTTTTTCATGGATGTGTTTGTTTTACTTATATATCTAATTTGTTTTCTGGACTTCTGAATTCAGTTCCATAAAATTACATTTAAAGCCCACGGTAAAAGTTGAAACTGTAGGGGCATTAGCGGTGTAATTTAAATCAATGTTGTTGACTGAGGTAAGAGTTACTTCTTTAAAAAGAACTGAAATAACTACTCCCCCCTCATTATCTAAGATTCGAAGAGGTAAGATAGGAGTGAACAGGGCATCGTTTTGAAAGGCCAGTTTATCTAAGACAGTTTCCAACATGATAAAGTAATTCACAAATCCTTCACTGATCCTAAAAGAAACAGAGAAATCTCTGGAGAATAAATCCTGCACAGGGGTTGCACTCTGGTAATTAATCTGTTTGCCGAGATTTCTGGTTTGTGACACTAAATCAATGTTCATGGTCGGAAAAGAGACAGATTGAATACTGCTGTTCATATAAGAGGTCAGGGTATCGTAGGGGGTGGGCTGTTTTTTCAGATAATCAACCCACTTGGTCTCTACCGAGCCGGGAAAAAATCCTTTCGGGAAATTGAAATAAAAACTATTCGATCTGACATTTAGTATCGCCATGTTAATGAATTATAAAGTTCCTAATCCCCTATCGGGTCTGGGCCTAGGGGATCCGCCGCTCGAAGGAGGAAAGGCAGGAGATGCGCTGCCGCTATCCTGCCCGCTTTGATTGGTGGTACTACCTCCTCCGGAGGCTGGACCTCCGTTTGTTCTACCCCCTCCTGTATTGCCATATTCATTCAGCAGGGCCAGATCAAAATTGTTGAAAATACCGGTGACCGCATCAGTAAAGATCTGTTTTGTAATGCCAGAGTAAATTTGGAATCCAGCTGCTCCGGGGTTGAGGAAATAATCAATAATTTCTGCCGTGGTCCAGCCAAGAGAGATCTTACCCTGAACATCAGAAGCAATAGCCGATTTAAAAGCTGCCAGGCCCAAGACAGAAAGCGAATTAGCGGAACCAGTGGTGTTTTGCCCTCCTGTGTTAGAAGAAGTTGCTGTGCTTGAATCGGTCCCTGCCGCAGGGGCAAAGTTTTGCCAAGAACTCTTGCTGTTCTGTACCACTGACGCACTCTCATTTGGATTAGATCCCCCAATTGAAATCTGAGGGTTCTTTTGCAACAGAATAGAATCTTGAACAACATTTTGACCGGTGATACCTGGGGTTGGAAGTGGTTCACCATCCTTCAGCCAATTGCCATAGTACAGGACGGAAGCAGAATTAGCAGAAATCCTGGCGGTACCTAGATTTGTGTTGGCATTCACAACCTCAGTTGCTGCCAGTTGAATATCGGAAATAGAATTGCCTAGGGCAAGAGATTTTTTGGCCAACTTGTTTTTAATACCTGTCAATTTTGGAACTGCGTTTTGACCTAGCACAGTGTTGGTTTCAGCTTGAATGGGCTGATTTGAGATGTAAAATCTTCGATTGCTGAAAGTTAAAACCTGAGTTGCCAGACTTTGATCCAACTTAAATGCCAACTCACCTCTGGCGGAATTGGCCAGATTTTTGTCTGAGATGGAAGGAGCAAAAAGTTTATTGTTCTGGTTGTCTATAAAAACAAGTTTAAAAGTGCCCGAGGAGGTGAGATCAATTAGATCAGTTGTGCCATCGGGATTTTTCTTGAAAAAAGTGAATTTGTAGTAGTTGTCAAAAGGCAGGATGGTAACGTAGGCCTGTCCTAAACCATAGGCTAGACCGTCAGTGGCACCAGCATCTGCCTGTGTGATGATGTTTCCCTTAACCACCAGATTTGTCAGAGTGGTGTTAACCAGATTCCTTTCAAAAAACACATTCTGATATTTAATGATCTCTTGGGGTGCAATAGTATTTGCAGGAACAGCAATATTAGATTGGGTGGCTAGTTTATTGTAGATCTTTTGAGTTTGAGGATAGATCGAAAGTTGAAGGGGAGCAATATAGGTTCCGTATTTGGCAGGATCGTTAGAAGTGTAGGTTGCTATTCTGACTAGTCTCGTTTGATTTAGACTGTTGACCAGGGTCATGGTGTATCTAAGGGTAAAACTGGAAGCAAGGGCTGAGTTTCTGACAATGGGTCTGTAAAGGAGAGGTAGGTCGTAGGCAGTTGTCTGAAGGGTTGAAAAATTGTCGGTTATCAGAAGAGCAGCTCCAATTTGTTCAATGGTCTCAATCTTGTGATCGATGTAGTATTGATTGCCAATAGAATTTTGAAAGAGAATAAAATTTTCAATGAAGCCTCCATCGTCGGTGGCAAAATACTCGAAGAAATCCCCCGTGTCGGCTGGAGCAATATAGGCACCCACATTTTTAAACGGGTCTTCAGTTTCAAGAGACAAAGTTGCATAAAGGTTTGAACCAAGTTTATTGTATCCGTTGACCTGGGTTGTGTCTAAAATTTGCCACACGTTGATTCTCATTGGGGCTCCATTGACATATCCCTGGCCGTTTTTACTGGTTTTTCCTGCCAAAGTGTTGGGTTTATTCTGGGCAGAGGCGACGGAAAACTGATTGTTCATATCCACAAAAGAGGGGATCTTGATCTCAAAGTACTTGTTGTAAATATTCGAACCGATAGTTAAAGGAACTGGGTTGAAAGTGTAGTTTTGTGCATTACCCGAGCTCAGTTGAACCTGAGAGAAAGTGACATAGCTACCATCTTGACCTAGATATGCAATACTTAGCACCAGACCATCGATGTTTTCTAGATTGTAACCCTGGAGAATGTGGTACCTCACAGAGTCATAAACAACCGAGATGTCCGAAGGAAAAACTATAGGCAGGTCGGCAGTAGGTGTTAATTTAGGGTTGAAGTCGTTGTAAGGAACAATCAAATTGGGATTCAGAGAAATAAAAGAATTTTCCGATACTTGAACAACACTGTCTAAAGATGTATTCTGGGTCACGCTATAGTTTTCATCCCAGTTGTAAATCTGAACATCGTTCATGGGTGATCCCTTGTACTCCAAAATACCGTTAATTAACTTGTTGAAAGAAACTGTCGGGTTACCACTGTTAACATTGTAGGTTTCCGGATTAGGTTGGTCAGCATACATGTATTCCAGCACCAAATAAGGGGTGAGCTGAACGTACTTAGAAGTTGTGGTAAAGGCCATGTAGATTATTATATTTATCTCCCGAATTGGAGGAAGGTTGGGGTGTAGGTCAGTCCGACAGTGATACCTGGGCCCATGATATAACCGCTTCTTCCTGCTGCTATCGACCAACCAAAATTTATCCCCACCCCAAACTTTTTTCTGGCTTTTTTGAGAGCTTGACGAGTAGCAGAATCGTCAATCATCTCCAGAGCTTGTAGATCGGAGAAACTGATTCCCGGAAAATCTGTGGTTGCCCTGACATAAACTCTTCCTGTTTTTGGATCAGTATAAAGACCAGTGACTAGATCAATTTTTTGCTCAAAATTCAAAACAACGGGCTGAGAAACAAGTCTGAAATTCAGTTGATATGAACCATCCGGGTTAAGGACTGAATCTGTCACTATGCGATAAGGGATTTGTCCTGTGAGGGAGAGAAAGTTATTACCAGGTAATTTCGGTTGGTGTTTGAAGACTAGCTGTTTTGTGCTGTCTCTGATAATTGTTGAAGTGGGTACCGAAATTCCGGTATCTCTGTAAACTACTTCCGTTTGAATAATAACGCTTGGCTTTTTATTATTCGCCAGCTCTAGTCTGTCTATCAGATCTTTATTATCCTGAGATAATTCATCGTATTTCAGTTTGAGAGCAGATTTTTCTGCCAGCACACTCCCGAAAGAAGAGCTGAGAATACGAACCGAATCTTGCTTCGCTAAATAATTATTGTAGTTTCGGGCAGCTTCTTGTTCTGCTTCTTGGGTCAATTCGTATTGTCTCAGCAAAAAAAGACCTGCTAGAAGAAGCAAAATGAAGAAAAATAAAGATACAACGACTGTGTTAGATCCGGATTCTATTTTATTCACGGTGATAGATTAATTTGAAGGGTTCCAAAGCACCCGATCCATATTTATCGGACAATCTGGTCATAAAAGCTTTTTCTGAATTTCTTAAATTTTCAAGTTTGGTCAGGAGATGACCCGCCTCTGTTTGAAGATTCTTGATTTTACCATCCACAATAGAGATGTCTTCTAACACTCTAGAGAATTGTATTTTTAGATCTTCTGCCGAGATCATTTCATCTTGGGTCAAAGGGGTTTGCATAAAAAAAATTTAAATCCTCTGTATATATTCGGTCCAGAAAAAAACGAACTACGGGGTCAGTAATTCTGGATCTGAATAAATTCTAGTTCGGTTAGACTTAAAAAATCAGAAACTGTCATGAAATTGATCAGAAGATTTTTTTCAGAATTTGCTATCCTTTTGATGATTTTATCGTGTAAATCAACTTCAGAAAAATCAATCATAACCAGATGTTCACCAAATAAGAGGGAAGTTTTTTGTGCAGTTCGGGGGGAATCTCTATAATCAAAAACTTGAATTGTGTCCCCTATCTTTTTTTCCATTCTGCTTATTTTTACATATTTATGGGAATATTTTCCCTGCAGGGGCGGGCTAATTCTGGGAAAATTCCATTCAGAAGCTGGTGTGTTTTGATTGTGTTCAACTAGATCGGATTTGGTTGGTAAAAGACAGGCAACATTGAGATGTGAAACAGTGATATCCACGAGAAGACAGTGTCTATTTAGAGCTAGATTGTAAAGCTTGTGGAGATCTGCAGAAATTCGTGACCAATCCGCGATATTAAAATCACAGGCCAAACCCAAATCAAGATCCCACGTCTGAAAATTTTTCCACAGGAAATGCCCGTAAATATAGACGTTTTGATATTTAGAAAAAATTTGCTGACAATCAGGATCTAATAAAAATTCTCTAGCGGATGCGTAAGTTAGCATGGGCCAAGGCCAAGTGGTGATTACCTCCCCTATTTGATACCTGAATTCCTTTCCTTCTTCGTAAAAAATTTTTTCCACAACAAAAAATTAGCTACCAATTCCGCCCCCTCCAGAAACTGGATTGGTATAAACATAAGGGATATAACCGCATCTATTGGCAGTGCCCGAATAGTTAAACTGATAAAAGATAGACTCGTTGTTTATAAAAATTAATCTAATATGGTAGCATCTGAAAGATGAATTACTAATAGATACAGAGGAACTTCCACCTGCATAAACAGTTCTAATGCCACCAAAAGATATGTAGCCAGACGGCCAAATTCCCGACTCATCCTCTAGAAAAATGTCGAAAATTCTCCTTGATGTATTAGAAAAAGAAATACCCATACCAGGATTTACAGGATCAACTGTTGTAATATTTTGAAACCCACTTAACTGTAAATAAATGGAATAGTATTCTCCGTTTGCGGTGGGAGTGTTTGCATCTGGAGTTAACAAGTATGCGTAATAAGCCTTAATACAAATAACATCAGAATTATTACCATTTATTTCTAATGAAGCATAATTATTCAAAAATCCATTAGCAGAAAATTGGCTTCCGCTTCTTCCATTCAGACTATATGAATCAACAACATCTATTTTCTTCACTAGGCAGCCAGAAGCGGAACCAGAGGGGCCAGTTTCACCAATCATCGTTAGATTGTTGCTTCTACTTTCTAAAATTCTATACCCCGCAGGATTTCTAAAAGTATAAATAGGGGTTCCGGTCGAAGAACCTAAAATTTGAATATTCAATCCCTGATTTCCCGAGACGTCGATCAAGGTGCTGGCATCTGCGGTCAGACCGGATGAATCGGCCAGATTCTGATACGACAAACTGTTACTAGTCAGTATCTTGTTAGCAGAATTCATCAAAATCGTAGAGGGTGTAGCCAGGGTCAAGCTGCCAGTGGCTCCCGTAGAAGATTCAAAAGTGATTTGATTTTGAGAAGTCAGTTGCACAAAAGTATTGCCGGCTAGTATCACAGATTCCCCAGATCCCCCGGTAGCAGAAAAACTACCAGTAGTTCCTAATAAAATTCTAGTTTCTCCCGGATTGCTAAAAGTGATATCATAAGATTCTGCAGTTGGAACAGTCCAATTAAAAGATGGAATGGAGACAGATCCTACAAAGGTTTTATCGAACCCTAAAATCGGATATTGAACAGTTCCAATGTCATTTAATGTAAAAGTTCTTACTGGCCTCACCAGTCTGGAATTTGATTTATTTGAAAATCCTGAGACACCAAAATTTAAAACACTAGCCAGTCCGGGGTTTAACTGTGTACTTGTCCAAAAAGTACCAGCAAAAGAAGCAGGGTCTAAAGGCTGTAGTTCTTGATACATTAAAAACATTTCATCGTAACTAGGAAGATACCAGTCGGAAAATCCATTAAGAGAAAGATCTGCACAGACGCTGGCGGCAATAGGTCTAGTAGCACACCCAAATAAAATCAAATTTGTATTTGCTGCTCCTGTACCTAAGGCTGAAGATGTACCAGAAATATTAGTTCCAGCGCATCCCCAAGCATAAGTAGTATTCAGGTTGTTTGGCGCACAGACCAAACCCCCATTACCAGCAGGATTAACATAAAAAACAACCCCTCCTGCCAAAAAAGAACCAACTTTTATATTAACCACAGGAGCCGTACTTACCATTAGTTTCGAGAGGTTCGGATTGACATTGGAGGTAGTTCCAACAGCATCAGAAATAACTAGGCTGTAATCAGAGGCCGAAGGTCCTGGGAAGACAATGCTATTATGAGTTGTGCTTCCACCTGGTCCCGATACTCCGGTGATTGCTTCAAATTCAGAGTCCTGCAGAATACTTTCTCCAGTATCAACCCAATTGGTGCCATCATAGAAATAGACACTTTGAAATCCAGTGATCCCAATATTAACCCAGATGTCATCAGTTGAAGATTCTGTGGATAATGGGGGCTCAGGAGAAAAAAACCACCTTGCTGCAGGCGAACCTGTCGCTCCAGGTAAACCGTCTAATCCCACAGGTCCAATCATACCCGTGGGTCCAAATTCTCCCAACGGTCCTGGACTTCCTATCGCATTAAAATAGATTTGGGCAAAATTAGAATTAATCTTGGACAGGATTTCGTTCTTGTCGTCCCCTGGAAAAATGTATTTTGAATTGAAAGACATGTTATGCTAATTTACCGCAGAGTCCACCACAGGTTGAATAATAAACTTGATAATCAGTATCGGAAGAGAGCCTAATGATGGTGAAATCGACAAAACTTTGACCACTGGCAAAAGTAGCCGCCGTGTTAGAACCCGCATTAATGGTTCCTGAGCCTGTCCACAAAGCAACACTTTTGACCAAATTGTTCGAGTTTGTACTAATAACTCTTAATTGGATAGATTCATAATTTCCTAGATACTGAGTCCAGCTATTAGAGACGGTACCCCCGACAGGAAGGGCTAGTCCCTTATCTGAAGGAGAGGAAGAAGTATCGAAAAGAAGAAGGTTTCCAGTCTGGATAATATTTGTTCCCAAATACCAATAATAGTAAGTTGTGGCGGAGATAGTCGCAGAATTATCATAGGTAGAGGAAAGAGATCTAAAAGCAGATCCTAATTGAGACACGAAAATCTTTCCATCCGCCCTAACTGAGAATTTACTGGATCCCCCTGAGGCAAAATTGGCCAAAAACTGACTAGTGCTGGTCGATGTTCCTGATAACAAGAGACCTGATCCTGAACCGGAGTTGTTAAAAGTCATGGCATAGCCACTTGCACTGGAGGTCAAACTCAGAGGCACAGATAAACTCAAAGAGGATGATGAAAGATTGTAGTTCTGAGAACTGAAATTCATCGGCTGGGAACCTGATGAAAAATTCATGACCGAGGCCGAGGTAACAGTCATAGTTGCAGCCGAGGTTAAAGACAAAGTATTGGCTGAAGAAAACTGAAGGGAAGAGGCGGAGCTTTGAACTAGCATCGAGCCTCCTGCTCTGAATTCCATGCTGTCTTGAGGAACAGTAAACAGCAAATTATAGTTGGAAGAGCTGGGGTTTAACCACCTAAATTGTGGGTGTCTGTTGTAGTCCTGTGGTGTACCAGCTCCAGTGGCGTTGGTTTTCGAAAATTCCAGGAGAGGGTAATCAGAGGACGAGTTGGTTGAGATCAGAAGTTTCGCATAGGTGGGATTGGTGGTTTGGGGCACCGACACCGCATCGCTTAAAACTAGGGTGTTTAAATTAGGAAAAGGGGAGTTGAAAACGACCGCATTCTTAGAACCACTCGGGCCTGAAATTCCGACTAAAGTAGTAAAGACCTCCGTGGATTGAAGATCGAACCCTGTATCTGTCCATCCTGCTGCAGTGTACTCAAAAATAGAATTCTGATTGAAAGTGTCTACCCAATAATCACCTTCAATTACGGGATCGGAAGTTCCACCCGCCGGAAACGAGGGTTGAACATACCAACGAGTTCCCCTCAGTCCTTGCTGACCAGGATCACCCTGAGGTCCCTGAGGACCTACTGGACCTTGAGGTCCAATCTCTCCTTGCAGACCTTGGGGTCCACCTCCATTTTGGATCAAGGACTCAAAGTTTGCATTAACCTTGTTCCTGATATCTTCTTGGGAATCCCCCAGATTTAGATTAAGAATGTTCAAAGTAGGCATGGGAAGAATGTCTTTCTGTATATATTCAGACTCTTAAAAATTAAATTTTCTGGATTCTGAAGGAGAAAGTCAAGGAATAATTTTGACCGACCGTTAGAGGATATTCGAAAGAGTAAATCAAATCGGTGATTTTAGTTAATCTGTAGTTATTTTGTTGATAGTAACCATATCTGATCCGATCTGGATTAATAAGATCTCCTCTTACCAATAATTCAGTTGTTGTTAACGCCTCTCCTGTCTTCTTGACAAACAGATCAAAAGTAATCCCTTCGTAGATAGGAACTATATTCTGGTCAATGTAGGTGTTGATATCGTCGTAGATGCTGTTGGGATTCCCCAATCCAAACTCGCTCACCATGTTGTCGACGAAAACCTGGCTAACCCCGGAATTTAACAGATACCTTCTTAAGATCCTATCCAATCTGATAGAACCGATGACGGTGTTGGAAATTTCGTTCCTTTGCCAGAAGATTTCCACTTGGGGGAAGATGTCTTGATCGAAAACGGGTAAATCAACATTACTGAGATAATTTCCTAATTGTCCTACCCCAGTGTTAGAAGTGGAGGGGTTTAAATTTTGAATGGCAGGAACCGCGGCAACCGCCTGAGTGTTAATCGCATCGACATTGGTGTTGCCTGATGTTCTCACCAGTTCTAGAGTGATGAAAGTGTAGATGGTAACAGTGTAGGGGGTCTGCATCATCTTTGAACCCAGAAAACTTTTGTTCTCCTTCATCGATCTAGTTCCGGCAACTGGATTCTGGGTTGTAGCCGAGGTCCAAAGATTGTAGTAGCCAGGATCCCAGCTGGAAAGGAAGACTGAGAAATTCTTGTAGGAAATTGGTGATTGACCCACTAAAGGAAACACCGGTCCTTGTGGCAAATTCTGAGAAGCCTGAAGAATATTTTGATCCAGAGAGACTTTAGAAAAAGCCAGATTTTCTATGAGACCAAATCCTTCTTGCTCGGGGGCAAAGGTACAGTTTCTGAAAGTAATGTCTGCCCCTGGGTTGCCGGAGATTGAATCCGTTTTATCACCCTTGAATCTGAGCACCTTCTTAAACAAAGGTTCGTATGCGCCTCCATACCTTAAAATATCACTGGCCAGCTCGGAACCACCGTTTTCAATCTGATAACTGGTAACAACACTAGTGCCTAGAGTTTGAGGCCCTTCGTAGCTCTTGACTGGATATAAGCCAGTTGGTTTATAGAGAGCAGTTGGCTCAGTAAAAGAAACTTGAAAAGAATTCTGAGAAACCAGGGTACTTTCAGCAATCGGATCCCAATCGTAAGTAGTATAACTAATATAGGGGCTTTCGTTATTAACACGCAAATAAATTTGGGATAGGGAAATTCTTTTTAGAATAAAGTCGAAATAATCTTCTCCCCCGTCTACTTGAAAAACTGGATAATTAGCGTAGGCTGATCTTGGTCCTACTGGGATTGTAACTGGCGAGGAGAACGCAAAGGGAATTTGGAATTCATAGGCTCCTGGCTCGATAGCTTGAAAATCAACTAAATTTTGGGATCTTCCAACTGGCCAGGGGTAAGTGTAAGACTGACTGGGGACGTAGAAACTACCAGGTCCGGTATCGGAGACGGACCCGGTAGATCCTATTGGGTAAAACAAATTGATCTCTTCTCTTAAATCGGTGTCAAAATCTGGATTTTCAATGGTGAAGATTTTTCCAGAATTAGAAAATAGAGTAACTGAACTGTCTGAAGTAGTGGAGAGATTCAAGGCCGCAGACAACTTGATATCAGCAATATCGTAGAGAGGTGATCCAGTAGGACCCGTAGCTCCTGTTGTTCCAACGTCCGTGGCCTCTTTCTTGTCACTCATGCAATACATCAGCAGATAATCCAGGTAGGGTGTTCCTCCAGTTCCTCCAGTCGACCCCAAAGGTAAAGCTCTGTAATCTTTAATGACGACGTACACTACCAAGAGGACACATTTTTGTTGCACGTTTTCAATAAACTCATACCTAACTGGACTTTGGATTTCAGAATCATCCTCCGGCACAACTTTGAGGATGGCAGAGAAATTGTAATTTTCATACCCTCTGTAGTTGATAATGTATTTTTCAAGCTCTGATTTGGGGTTCGTAACACTGCTTCTTTTCTTCAGTACTATCTTTACTCCCCTAAAGACCGTTTCATAAAAACCGGTGGCATAATTGAAATTGAGGTTGCTAAAGTATTCGTACCCCTGATATTTCAGGCTGTAGTAGGGAGCTGGATAATCTGCGGTTGAGACAGTAAAGAATGAATTAAAGTACAGGGCGTAATTAGGATTGCCACTACGCAATTTCTGAAAATCAACCTCGCCCGGCAGATAACTTTTCTGTTTTGAAATATCATCAATTGGGAACTGAGGAGGAACCCCCTGAAGAATCAACCACTCGTGGGTCAGATATCGAGGATCTGGGCTTTCTTTCTGAAAACTAGGGGAAAAATTGGTGGGGCTGAATGCAGGAGAAGAATTCAGTCTGTAAACATTGCCCCTGGCGTCGGTGCCACCTAAGAATCCCCATTTGTTCACGAAAGGCACTATTCTAGAAAAATTGGCCCGGGTCTGGGTGAAGTTTTCCCAGAGATACTGGTATTCTGTTTCAAGCTTACCATATTCAAATAACTCTGCCTTTTCAAGAGGATTTGGGATCGGCATTTCGTTAGAGATGGATTGAATTCCGTAAAAACCCTCAAACGAGTTCAGATTTTGCTCGGGGACAATTGTTGTAGGGTAGGGGGTCTGAGGGTCTACCCAACCAACCTGGCTGAAAACTGCTGGATACACGACAGAAAGAGTTCCAGTTTCAGAGAATAATATATCCTGGAAATAGTTGACCGTAGTGCCAATAAAGGCAGAGCCTGGGCCTAAAATCCTCTCCGTGGGTGAACCTTTATCAACCAGTATTTCACCACTCCTTACGATGTATTTTACACCCTCTACGATTTGACCAGGTTGATCAGGAACAAGTTGGAAATATCGATGGAATTCAGGGGTTGGTGTTTCTCCGTATTTAGAGGATAGAAAATCGTAGTCAAAATCTTTCAGATCGAAGAAACTGAAAGCACCTGAGTAGAGAGTAGCTACATCCCAAACATTGAAATTGCCATCACTACCCAGGCTGATAATAGCTTTAGTATCTTCCAAACTTGCGACCAAAAATTCATTGTAGCCCCTGAATTCAGTCACGGTGCCCGAAGTCAAGGAGGGATTATTATTGTAGATTGGACGGTCGACGTATCTGGTAACCGAGGAAATTCTAGAAACGGAACCTACCACTCCCCTACCTCCTTCCACTTCGATCCATTTGCCAGGGGTAATTTTATCTTTCTCGTTGATTGAAAAGGCAACTCTAGATTTAGAGAAATCAGTACCACCAACGAAATTCAGATTTCTATCTAAAGCTGAAACGTCATAGTTCTCAATTTTAATCAGACCTGAAGTTGTAAAGGTGAAGTAATTTTGCCAAGTGTTATCCTCCGTAGGAGGAGGATTCGTGTTGCCGGAACTTGGGGCTGTAATGGCAGAAGAAGCTGTGTAGTAGACATTAAAATAGGAGACAATTTGACCTGCGGAATAGCCGGCCGTGCTGGACCAAATTCCGGCATAAGAAGACTCAAAAGAATCATAGTCAGAAAAGACTGCAATCTTAAAATCTGTGTTGTAATTCGCTCCGCTGTTTCTGGCTCTAATGATAGCGTTATTGTCAGAATTAGCAGAATCCCAGATAGTGCTGCTGATGGAGAGAACACATTGAACAAACGAAGATGCGACTTGGGACGTTTGGCCCTGAGAGAAATTGAAATAGTGGGTGTTGCCGTTGTTATAAGAACTTCCAGCCTGCCAATTGAGAACGCTGCCTCCCAATAAGGAAGATTGAATCAGGTCGTATTTTTCATTTAAAGGTCCTCTAGTTCCATTCGGCCAAATGATCTTGAAGGTAACTGGAGTACTGCTATTAAAAGTTGATAAAAACTGGATATTAATGTTGGCGTGACCGGAAGATTCAGGTAAAAAACCCGAAAAACCACCTATTCTTTCATTGGGGCCGGTAAAATCAAGTAGATTTAGTTGCCTATTGAACACAACTAAATTACCGGATTTCATTTCCATATTCGACTCAGTTCCGAAATTACCAGAAGGCAAAAGAGGTCCGAATTGACCACTTACCGGGGTGTTGTTGGACCAAGTTTGGGTGGTGGAATCGTAATTTTCATTTCTGAGGAGGGAATAAAATTTGTCGTTTTTATCGGTGATATAGAAAAGCTTCTGTGGCTCTAAAACATTTACATCATAGGAGCCAGGAATCCAAGAATTTGCCTCTTGATAGAAAAGTCTGACTCCGGTCGTGCTACTCAAATAATTAGGGTCAGTACTACTAGCATATCCGACATTATTGGTGGAAGGTTTAGGTAGATTGTTGTTGCCGGACAGGTTACGATATTGATAGAAGAAATCTCCATTCAATTTAAAACTTCCTAAATCATTTCTGGAAACATACAGACCAAAATATCTGTTGATGGAATATAAATCAGAATCAGGATCATTAAAGAGAAATTCTAAATTCAATAAATTGGGAATTATGATCCCATTTCTCTCAAAACCTCCTGTCACATAATTCTCGAAATCTATCTGGGGGGTGGAGTTGTTGGAAATCAAGAAATCGTACATCAACTCCCCTTTTTTACTATAACTACCTGTTTTGATATCTACTCCTTGGTAGTAAGTAAAGGCATTAAGCTGATAGGAGAAATCCAAAGGAGCTGAAGAAAATCCAGGATCGTTAATGATAGATCTAATATATTTACCTATAACGGTGTCCTCTCGAAGATCAAAAGTTGCTATAGCAGCCGCGTTTGGAAGGATTTTACTGTTGAAGTATGAATTAACGTCATCAACTTCAGGCTGGAAAAGAGTCTCGTTCATTAGCACAACTTTACCAGATCCTGATACAATTTCGTAGGTTGAGTAAACAGAATTTCCAACCATAAATTCTCCAGCCCTATACAAAATAGGCCGGGCAAAATTATCAACCCCATAAGAGATGACAAAAGGATCAGGTGAATTGACGTCTTGAATAATTTTGTACTGGGTCCCGCTCAGAATTTCGGTTTGGTTTGTCGAATACGGATAACTCAAAGGCCCCGGGATTTTAAAGATGACAAAGAAATCTGGAATCTCATCCCGCAACCACAATGGCTGGAAGTACCGGAAATTCTCGTTGTAATTTCTATCAACAAGTGTAGAGGCACCAGAGCCATAGAAGAAATCGTACTGAGAGCTAAAGCCTTCCACTGGCCGGTCCTCCCCATCAGTAAGTTTTGCAACTTCAAAAATAACATTTTCTGGCACGGTTCCGTTCATGAAGAATCTGTACAGATCTTTAGAATAGGCGTTTTGTCCCGAAACTCGGTATTTTTTGAATCTTTGATCGCTAAGAACTGGATTTGCATCCATTGAATTCATCCAAACTGAACCATTAGAGTCCAGTGTTAATTTCACATTTCCTGTTAATTTTGGATTTGTTCTTAGAACTCCAAAGGAAGAATTGTAATCAAAAAGTTTGGGTAAGAAAGTGCAAAGTCTACCTGTATCGGTTGCTATAACACCCGCAATGGTGGTCACATTTCTGAGGCAGATATTGCAGATTTCAGAAAAAGCAGAAAGGGAAAAAGGTTGTGAAGTGCCATCGCATCTGGTAACAGTGATAGTAACGGGATACGAATTTGTGTTTGCGATACACCATCTGATACAATCGTAAATAATAGGAGTAGGGGTAACACTCGGGGTAACACTCGGGGTCGGGGTGCTAGTAGGGGTGATACTCGGGGTTGGTGTGTTGGTAGGGGTGATACTCGGGGTTGGTGTGTTGGTAGGGGTGGTACTAGGGGTCGGAGTATTAGTAGGAGTGATACTCGGGGTCGGGGTGTTAGTAGGAGTGATACTCGGGGTCGGGGTGTTAGTAGGAGTGATACTCGGAGTCGGGGTGTTAGTAGGGGTGACGCTCGGTGTTACACTAATAGAAGGAGTAATGCTAGGGGTTGGGGAGTTAGTAGGAGTGATACTAGGTGTCGGGGTGTTAGTAGGGGTGACACTCGGGGTTACAGTGGCAGTAGGGTTTGAGCACTCACAAATATCAAAACCAACTCCCGCTGGACTGCTGCTGCCTGGATTAGGTGGCCAAACATTAGTTAAGGTTAGGCTTGAGAAGCCCAAGGGGTTCTTAATTTCCACAACCAGAGAAACCTCATCGTCATAATTGCCAGGAACGGTTGTTAAGAGATTTTTTATATAGCTACCGTTTACATTGGTTCCTATTTCAAAACTTGATCTATCACCGCACCAAATAACTGGTTCTAGACTAGGAGTTCCAGTGTTTGTTGTAAAATAGATAAACTCTGAATTACTGTTTTCATCTACACTAAGGTACAAAATCCTTAAAGTAATTGTAGAAATTGGTTGGCTGAAATTCAGGGTATAATTAGCATTAACCGGCGAAGAGTAGAAAGTATCGATCAATCCTGAATATTTGTTATTATAGGAATCGAAAATAATTTGCTGAATGTCGCAACCGTAAGTAGGTTCGGGTGCCGCGATTCTCAGTGCATTAGGTGTTGTAGTTGAAGCTGTAATAGTAACACCATTCCAATTAATTGATCTATACAACCAACTTGTACTAGGAAAAACGTTATTAGGAAAGGGTGGAGAAATGAATTTATTAGCAGTTATACAACAAGGGGCAGGACTAGTAGAAGTTAAAGTAGGGGTAGGAGGAGGTGCGCAAATATACCCAGTTCCTCCAGGATTGGTGCATCCTCCTTGCTGTGAAACTATATCACAAGGATCTGAAACTATCCACTGGGCACAGAAAGTTCCACTTTCCCCCGGAAGCACAGAAAATGAAACAAAATTTACCGAGGGATCGCAATCGGCATATGAAACCTCGCAAGGCTCACCTATTAGATGTGCATCACAGGCTTGTTGGCTAGTGATGTACCCGTTACCCCTACCGTATAAGGGATACCAAGTACCAACAGGAGAAAGAGTAGGGGATACAGTAGGGGTAACCGTTGGGGTAGGGGTTGGAGAAGGAGTTGCAGATTCAGAAGGGGTTAAACTATTAGTTGGAGTTGGAGTCGGGGTACCAGTTTCGCTCGGGGTTGGAGTTTGAGTAGCAGTTTCACTTGGGGTTGGAGTCGGGGTTCCAGTCTCCGTTGGGGTTGGAGTTAGAGTTGGGGTCTCGCTCGAAGTTGGGGTTGGAGAAGCGGTGATACTCGGGGTTGGGGTTGAACTAGCGGTTTGAGTAGGTCCTGGTATTTCAGGTTCTCCTGAAAAAGACTCACTCGAAGCCCCTTCGATATTCATGAACACCGTATACACTCCTAAATTGTCAGATACGGAAGGAGTTGGGGTTGGAGTTGAGGAGGGGGTTGGAGTTGGGGTAACATCACAAACACCAGACAGTGAAATTTGTCCCGACGATGCAGTTCCTAGCAAAAGCCAGCGGGGCTCTAAATCACACGGGTCCTGTCCAAAAGCATAAAAAGAATTGGCAGAGTTGCTAAAAGGATCTGCTAAATTCGGGGTGTTATAAATAAAATCGCCAGGGCCCAGATCAGATAGAGGCTTAGTGGACCAGGCAACTACAGGAAGTGGACACGGATCATTATCATTATAGTAATTATAGCAATTACAAATGATTGGTGTGGTAGAAGGAGTTGGGGTGTTTGTCGGGGTTATGCTGGGAGTTGGTGTTTGTGAGGGAGTCTGAGTGGGGGATGGAACTGGATAAGCACTGGACTCAACCAAGCAAACATTATCTAAAACCGGTCCGAAACAAGTATTTGGAGAGCTTCCCCTAAATTGGATAGTATTTGAAATTTGGGTAGCAGTAAAAATAACAGATTTAGTTTCCCATCCAAAATCAAAGAAAGGGTTATTGGAAGTAGTCCCGATTACTGCACTAGGGAGTATGTTATTAGTGGATAACAAAGTCCCATTTAGTCTAACCTGAACAGTTCTCGAAGAATTGTCAGCAAGATTTTGTTTATTAGCGCCAATGTTATAACTTAAAATATAGACAGTACCAGGAGTGAGTGTTAAAGCTTGTTGAACGGTCCCAAAGGCTGCACAGGAGGATAAATTAATAAAGACGTTGTCTGAATTCGGGCCAAAGAAATTAGGAAAATAAGCTGATCTAATGCTTCTAACATCCACGTTGCTAAGGGACCAACCTACTACAGAACCACCCGTTTGGGAAGCTACAGAATTTTGAAAATCCCCATTGACGAAAAGATTAGCCTGAGTACAGGGGCTATTGGGGCAGATAAAATTAGTAGCTTGAAGAGCGGCGTTGTAAATAGTTTGTAGGCCTGGGGTATTGTTATAAAGACTTTGGATGGAAGAAGGACCTGGGCCTGGACCCACCAGGTTGATCATCATTGGATTCCCTGTGATTGGGTCATTGGAAGCAACTTGGGAATATAAGGCAGATGAATAGCACAAATCTGTAGGAATTCCTGAAATGCTAACCGAACAAGCAGTAAAATTTGGATCATCAGAATTCCCACCAACTCCAATGACAACTATCTCTGAAGTTCCAGGCATGCCATAAAGAGACAACTGTTTGAAAAGTGTAGCTTGCTGTAAAAGATAAGCATTAGGTGAACTAGGATTTGTACTCGGATTTCCATCAACTATTAAAACAAGAACTTTCTTGGCATTGGGTCTACCATAGGAAGTTGCCAGGCTAATAGCTGTATTAATCCCCAATCCTGGATTGGTACCACCAGGAAAAGAAACCCCTGAATAGTCCAGACAGGAAGGATAAGAAACCGACTGTTGGCAGAAATAATTATAGATCTGGTTATAATTAGATGAAAACTGCAAACTGTTCAGAGAAGGCTGAATTTGGGGGTCAGGAGACACATCTGACCAAGAATAAGCTGCAACTCTTACTTTACCCGAATTTATTTCATTGATAAAATTATTGACTATCTGGAGAGAAACTAGTCTTTCTGCAATGATTGATCCATTGTATGGGGTGTTAGTGCCAGCTGAAACTGAAATGTCGTATGCAATAATCAGATCAACTTCACAAGGTGGGGGTTCCTGAGTGCAAATACCCCAAACGAAATTAACAGCCATTGCATTAGTTATCGATACACTTATAGATGTGTGAGTACCTGGAAAATAAATAGTTCCAAAACTTTCATTTCCCGTTACTTCGTTAGGACCAGTTTTAGTTAATGGGAAAGAGAGGGTTGGGTCCTGCAGAACACAGACAATTTCTAAGTTACTGGTGAATTGAGCAACTCCCGTTGTTCCTCCACTTCCAAGAGAGTAAATTGCTAGAGAAGGATCCGTAACTGGTCTATCGAAAGTGAAAGTGTATACTTCCGTTCCCGTTACCTGATTTACATTCAGGCCCAAAGCTTCAGTCAGCTGGGGATTTTTAGGACAAAGTAAAGCAAAATATGGGGTATTTGTAACATTATAATAGGAAGTGTTGGGTTGAGTGGACGAAACGGTAACAGTGGCAATCTGACTGTTCCCCGTATTGTTATTTTCATAAAATCTACCTACCCTATCAAATATATTATTTAAATTCCAAAAACTCCAAGAAATGTCTTGAGGAGGACATCCAGTGGATCCGGCAGGGGAAGGAGAAACAGTTGGAGTATTTGAAGGGGTGGGTGAATTGGTTGGGGTGACGCTTGGTGTTTGTGATGGTGTGTTATTAGGGGTTTTTGTGGGGGTGTTTGTTGGAGTTTTGGTAGGAGTCTGGGTGTTGGTAGGGGTCTGGGTGTTGGTAGGAGTCTGGGTGTTGGTAGGGGTCTGAGTATTGGTGGGGGTCTGGGTGTTGGTAGGGGTCTGGGTGTTGGTAGGGGTAACAGTAGGAGTTACGCTGGGCGTAACGCTAGGTGTTTGAGAAGGGGTTGAGTTAGGAGTCTGGGTGTTGGTAGGAGTCTGGGTGTTGGTAGGAGTCTGGGTGTTGGTAGGAGTCTGGGTGTTGGTAGGGGTCTGAGTATTGGTGGGGGTCTGGGTGTTGGTAGGAGTCTGGGTGTTGGTAGGGGTCTGGGTGTTGGTAGGGGTCTGGGTGTTGGTAGGAGTCTGGGTGTTGGTAGGGGTAACGCTCGAGGTTGGAGTGTTGGTAGGAGTCTGAGTGTTGGTAGGAGTCTGAGTGTTGGTAGGAGTCTGGGTGCTGGTAGGAGTCGGGGTGTTGGTAGGGGTCTGAGTATTGGTGGGGGTC